AAAAAACCGGACGGCGAAACCGTCCGGTCGGGAATCCTGAAGTTTTTAGAGTTGCACGGCGCAGACCGGCAAGTATGCCGCCGTGCTTTTGATGCAGTTGAAGAGCAGCAATCCAAGCAACCACAGGAGGAAACCATGTTACTACGCAAACAGACTTTAACACCAGCCGCCCGCAAGCATTTTGGCTTATTCCGTGATCCGTTCGCGGATGATCTCCAGTCACATGAGGATGTGTTCCTAAGCGATGACGTGCGTTATGTGCGTGAAACTCTGTGGCATACCGCGCGCCACGGAGGCTTTGTCGCTATCGTCGGTGAGTCTGGTGCCGGGAAAAGCACACTGCGCCGTGATCTGCTCGACCGTATCGCTCGTGAAAATCAACAGATCGTAGTGATCGAACCCTACGTGTTAGGCATGGAAGAAAACGATGCCAAGGGTAAAACGCTCAAGGCCGTGCAGATCGCCGAGGCCATCATCGCAGCAGCTGCACCACTGGAAGGAATCAAGCGTAGCAGCGAGGCGCGCTTTCGCCAGGTGCATCGCGTGTTGCGTGACGGCAATCGCGCAGGCATGAAATACCTGCTGGTGATCGAGGAGGCACATGGCCTGCCCACCGCCACACTCAAGCACCTCAAGCGTTTCTTTGAACTGGAAGACGGTTTCAAAAAGCTGCTCGGCATCGTGCTGATCGGGCAAACCGAATTGCGCATGAAGTTGAGCGAGCAAAACCATGAGGTGCGTGAAGTTGTGCAACGCTGTGAGGTAGTTGAACTCAGTCCCCTGGACAACGAGCTGGAGTCCTATCTCAAGTTCAAATTCCACCGTGCTGGAAAGCCGCTCAGTGATGCTGTCGAGTCATCGGCCATTGAGGCCATCCGCGCAAAGCTGACCTTTAACACCAGCGCACGTGGCAGCAAAGATGCACGTTCTGTCAGCCTGATCTACCCACTCGCTGTATCCAACCTGCTCATCGCCAGTATGAACCTTGCCGCACAGCAAGGATTTCCGAAGGTCGATGGCGACACCGTCAAGGAGGCTTGATCATGAAATCCGAACTCACCCAAATTCGGGAAGGAAATCGCAGAGTTAATAACTGGCGCATCGTCGCTGGCTTGATGGCCCTGCTCGCAATCTATGCGTTGCTTGGCAAATTAGACACTGATGTACGTCTGGCGGAAGCAGAACGCATCGCGCAGCTGCAACCACGCATCGTTGTTCAGGAGCCTGTAGTAGAACCCGCAAAGCCGCCCGTTGCCGTACAACGGCAAGCATCCATCGGACGCACTCGCGGAGGTGTCCTGTGAGTCAGGAACAATTCGAACTCGCACAACGGCTGGCTAGCTTAGCCGCTGAACTCGATGAACCGCCCAAAGACTTTGCCAGATCCTTCTGTATCGATCTTATGCATGACATTGCAAACGAGTTGGCTGGAGAACGTGCTGGTGAAATTTACGACCTGACTGAAGAGGTGGAAGCGTGAAACTCTCCTGCCCAGCCTGCGGTTCAGTTGCCAGCCTTGATGTACTGCTTGGCCATGAGGGGGCGCGCGATGCTGTGATGGCTGCGCTGGCAATGCCTGCTCCGATAGGAAAAATCATGGTGCAGTACCTCGGCCTGTTCCGCCCCGCACAGCGCAACCTCTCGATGGATCGTCTTGCCAGCCTCATCAACGAGCTGCTGCCGATGATCGCAGAAGCCAAGATCGAACGTCACGGTCGTATCTGGGGCGCACCGCAAGACTACTGGAAGATGGCGATGGAGGACATGCTGATCAAACGCGACAAGCTCACGCTGCCGCTCAAGAACCACGGCTATCTGCTTACCATCATCGAAGGCTATAGCAGCAAGGCCGAAGCCAAAGCCGAGACGCAAACCGAAGCGCGTAAGTCCGGGCATACGCCAGTAGGCGGTGGGTATATCCAGCCGTCAACCTTCATGCCAGTAGTAGAAACCAAGGTTCGCACGGCCATGCCTGAGTCCGTAAAAGCCGCATTACGCAGGAAGCCAGATGACACCTCATAAAACCCGTAGCCGCACCGTTCGTCGCCGCACCCAGTTATTTTTTTACCGTTTTACCCGATACCAACAGGAGCAACAAAATGGCAACACTAAAAACCAGACTCAAATCCCAAGCGCAAATCTACGTGCCACAAAGCCGTGACGATGCCGCCGCTGACATCCGCAAGATTGGCGATCTGCAACGCCAGATGTCGCGTACCGCCACCGAGATGAACGATGCTATCGCGGAGATCACCGCCAGATTCCAGCCGTACCTGGATGCGGTCGGTAAGCAGATCAATACCTTGCAGGACGGCGTGCAAGGCTACTGCGAAGCACATCGCCAGGAGCTGACCAACGACGGTAAGGTCAAGACTGCCAACCTCATTACCGGCGAAGTGCAATGGCGTCAGCGCCCACCCAGCGTGCGCCTGTCCAAATCTGAAGTGGTACTGGAAACACTGGCGCGCCTTGGTTTGTCGCGCTTCATTCGCACCAAGGAAGAGGTCAACAAGGATGCCATTCTGGACGAGCCGGATGCCGTGCGCGGCGTGGCAGGCATTACCGTCGTGACCGGCGTGGAAGATTTCGTGATCACGCCGTTTGAGCAAGCAGTTCCAGCTTAAACAATCGCTTCCAGCCCGTTAAACATAGCGGGCTGCGAGAGACGGTTTAACGACGGAGACGATCATGAGCGAAAAAAACAAGATATTCGAGAAAATCAAAAAATGCATGGCGCTATCGCGCAGCAGCAACGAGCATGAGGCTGCAGCCGCTCTACGACAGGCACGTGCATTGATGGATAAGCACAACATCGATGATGCGGACATGCTCGCCTATGAAGCCAGCGAGCAACATGCAAAATCCAGCGCGAAACGTACTCCGGTAAATTATGAAACAGCACTGGCCTGCAAAATAGCGGATTCATTCGGATGCAGAGTTGTATTTTCCACAGGGGTATGGAATAAGCCGGGAACATGGAAATTCATCGGCTGCGGCGTAGCGCCGGAAATTGCCAGCTACTCATTTCAAGTGTTACTCCGTCAATGCAAGAATGCGCGGTCGGAACACATCAAAACCAAGCTAAAACGTTGCAAATTGGCAACTAAAACGCGTCGTGCAGATATGTTCTGTGAAGGCTGGTTGTACGCCGTCTCCGGAAAAATAGCTGCACTAGTCGGTAACGAACGTCAGACCGACGCGATTGATGCCTATATCGCCAAGCACTACCCATCCATGAAGGATATGACATCGCGTGATCGCAACGATGGCCGCAAGCTGAATGATCGTGAATATGACGATTTCGCCAAAGGTAGTCACGCCGGAAAGAATGCAGCACTCAATCGTGGCGTGAATGGCGCAGAGCAGCTTGCACTGGGGCAATCATGAGCGCCTACCCAGCAAAATTCAAACAAGCCGATCTTGCTCGCCGTGAGATCCAGTTGATCCATGTTGCTAGGCAACAACTGGGTATTGATGACGATACTTACCGCACTCTGTTGAATGATCGTTTCGGCGTTGCCAGTAGCAAGAATATGGACTGGAAACAGCGCAAGCGGCTGCTGGATCATTTTAAGGCGTGCGGTTTTAAGGTGAAATCTACCGGTAAGGCCACTGGCGCAGTCAAGACTAAGCCTTCTCGTGCGCTGGCCGCTGATCCCGAATCGCGCAAAATCCGCTCGCTGTGGATTCTGTTGCACGAGCTGGGTGCAGTTCGTAATCCATCCGAAGAGGCGCTGGCCATTTATGTGAAACGGCTTACCAAGGTTGATGCCTTACAGTGGATCACCGGTGATCAGGCTGAGACCGTGATTGAGACTCTGAAGAAATGGGCGATGCGCTTTCTGCCTGACAAGGTTAAGGAATTAGCTGAACAGTGTTCCGATGCTATCCGGGCCAGATCGCTGAATCATCTTCCAGATGAGAACGTAGATATGATCGTCAATCTGGTTGGGTTTGCCCAGCAACGCGGCACGTTTGACCCAATGCAGAATGCGTATGAGATTTTGACTAAAACGCTGCTGGAGGTAAAAAATGCCTGAGTCTCTAATCACCCTCGAAGAGGTCGATGTCGCTGATCTGCCACCGTTGGCTCAGGAATTAGTGGCACTGATCGGATTTGGCGCAACGATCCGTCTAATTGACGCTCGCCCAGGATTGCCGACATATGTCCCCAAGGTTGCCAACGACAGTCATTTTTTAACCGGCATTATTGGCATGCATGTTTTTTCACTCCTAGTCAGGAATTATGGTGGTGAAATGTTGACGTTGCCAAACTGTAAGTTCGCCCTCACCAAGATTCGCCATAGGAATGTACTCAAACTGCGTTCTACAGGTTATTCACAAACTGAGGTGGCCGCGCTCACCGGATTAACACCGCGCCAGATCCGCAACATCGAATCTAATCTGCCCGAGGATGATTTGAACGGCAGCCTGTTCTAGGGCTTTTGCAGCGAAAGTTAGGCAAGGATATAACTTGCCTTATCAAAACCCCGACAGCGCGTTTATAAATCGGTTTTTGCGGCATCAACGAGGGTGCTCACAAACGCAGATTGTGTGGTAACTTAAAAAGGAGGACGAAGAGTGAGCGAGCGACAAGTTATGAAACCAATCCATTGGTTATTAGTTGGCGGAGAAGGTCACGGTAAATCTATTTGGATTAAGGGCGGGACTAGTGTCAGATATCCAGCTAGTATTACGACTCTGCTGTACGAAGGAATAACCTATGCATATTTAGGCAAACTATATCGCCTAGGCATATTCAATGCGACAGATGTAGAAATGTCACAGATTCCTGACCTGATCAATCAGCATCAGCTTGAAGCCGTAGGAATTGTGCCGCATTAAAAGCGTAGTTTAAAAAACATTCTCTAGGGCGACTTCGGTCGCTCTTTCCTATAGCGGAAACGCTTCCGGCTTAACTGCCATCGCACTGGTTGCCACAATGGCAACCATGAAAACGAATAAACCAATCCAGATCTTCAAGCCCGGCAAGCACACCGCGATGAGTGGTGCTGCATTGTCGTTTTCCGAAACCGACCTGTCGGCAACCGCTGCCGCCTACGATCCAGCAAAGCACGAAGCGCCGCTGGTCTGTGGCCATCCAAAACACGACGATCCGGCTTACGGCTGGGTTGGTGCACTGAGTTTTTCGGATGGCGTGCTGGAAGCGAACCCCACACAAGTAGATGCCGCATTCGCCGAAATGGTCGGCAAGGGTTCATTCAAGAAAATATCTGCCTCCTTTTACGCCCCCGATTCCCCCAGCAATCCTGTCCCTGGTGTGTATTACCTGCGCCACGTGGGTTTCCTCGGTGCGATGCCGCCCGCTGTAAAAGGGATGCGCAATCCTTCATTTGCAGATGCCGAGCAAGGTGTCGTCGAGTTCGCCGAATGGGACGACGTAGATAACGCAGGTCTGTGGCGCAGCATGCGCGACTGGATACTCGGCAAGTTCGGTCAGGCCGATGCCGATACGGCGGTACCCGGTTACACCGTTAAAAATCTTGAGCAATCCGCCCAGGATGAATTGAAAAAATCACAAACCGCCGATGTACCCGCACCGGCATTTATCGAGAAAGGAAGCATCGCTGTGACCCCTGAAGAAAAAGCCGCACTGGAGGCAGAAAACGCCCAGATGAAAAAACAATTGGCCGATGCAGCTGCCCGCGACAAAGCCAGTAAGGCGGCCGCACGTCATACCGAAAATGCCAGCTTTGCAGAAGGTCTGGCGAAGGCCGGCACGCTGCTTCCCGCACACAAAGATGTGATCGTCGCCTCTCTGGATCAATTGGGCGCAGGTGAGCAAGTAGTTGAGTTCGGTGACGGCGATGCCAAAAAACCGTTAGTCGATGCATTGAAAGCCATGTTGACCAGCATGCCCAAGCTGGTGAGCTTCGGCGAAGCCGCTGGTGCAGAAAAAACTGCTAATGACAAAAAAGTAATAAAGGGTACGGTCGACTTTGCTGCACCTGCCGGATATGCCGTAGACGGCGATCGTCTGGAGCTGCACCACAAGGCGCTGGCCCACCAGGCGCAACACAAAGTGACTTACGGCGAAGCACTATCTGCCGTCAGCGTTTAGCCCTCACAACACGAACAGGAGAACACGATGCGTAACGGAATCAGTTTATTGGCATTACCGGTGCTGGCCACAGGAGCCATTACGGCAAATCGCTTTATCAGCCCGGCAGGTGCACTGGCCTCTGCGGCGGGCAATGCCCAGGGGATCGCCCAAACCGATGCAGTTATCGGTGCGAAAGTGACTACAACCGTACTGGGTACCGAGGTGGTAGAGACCGGTGCGGCGATCGCTGCAGGTGCATTGATCGAAGCGGATGCGACAGGTCGTGCCATCACCAAGGTAGTGGGTGTCTCGCTGGCACGTCTGGCACCGGGTGAAGTGGCAACCGCTGCCGGACAGTTCGTCGAAGTCATTCTGTTGCCCAACTAGGCGACACAACCCTTTTTAAATATGGAGCGCTACAACATGAAATCTAACTTTCTGAAACTTTTTGCCGTGCTGGCCGGTTGTCTGGCCTATGCCGCACTGGCTCACGCCGGTGTGCTTGATCCTAGCTGGATTAATTCAAGTTCCCTTGTCGCACTGGGTTTTGTCGGAAATATGACCGGTGCGCAAGCGCGGGTCGTTGATCCAATCCTGACTACGGTGGCGCAGGGTTATCAAAACAATGAGATGGTGGCGAGCTACCTGTTCCCGGTTGTCCCCGTCGAACAACGCGGCGGCAAGATCATCCAGTTCGGACGTGAAGATTTCCGCGCCTATAACACCGGGCGTGCGCCAGGCGTCAACACTAAACGTGTGCAATATGGCTATCTGGGCAATCCTTTTGCGCTGGAATCGCACTCTCTGGAAGGTGCTGTGCCATTCGAGATCATGCAGGAAGCCAATGCCGTACCCGGCATCGACATGGGACGCATCGCAGTAGCCAAAACGCAGAACATCATTTTGCTGAGCAGCGAAATTGCGGCAGCCTCACTGGCAACTAACCTTGCGAACTACGGCGCGAATAATAAGGTCACTTTGGCCGGTACCAGCCAGTGGTCGGACTATGCCAGCGGTATTTCTGATCCTTCCAAGGATATCGAAAGTGCCAAGGAACAAGTGCGTTCACAGACTGGTAAGCGCGCCAACACGGTTTTGCTGTCACCCAAAGCGTTTAACGCCCTGAAGCAACACCCCAAGATCATCGACCGTATCAAGTTCACTGGTCGCGACTCGCTGAGCACGGATATCTTGGCTGCTCTTTGGGGCACGCCACGGGTTGTCGTTGGTGATTCTGTCTATGAAGATGCTGCAACTGGCTTGCTGGCGGATGTTTGGGGCAAAGACGTGGTGGTCGCATATACCGAGATCGGCACGCTGGCTGATGCCGGTTTACCGAGCTACGGATATACCTATCGCCTGCGCGGCTATCCACTGGTCGAAGTTCCTTATATGGACCGCAATGCCAAGTTGTGGGCCTATCCGGTCAACGATGAACGTGCGCCGGTGCTGGCCGCATCAGGTGCGGGCTTCCTGATCAAGAACGCTTCAGCCTAAACCATAATCCGTAGTACGTAATCCCGCCTGGAATATTAGGCGGGATATTCAGGAGACAGTAATGAAAAAAAGTTACCCCGTATTGAGTCCAATCCGTTTTAACGGCATGGATTACCGAGTCGGATCAGCGATTGATCTTGATGAGGCCGAAGTGGCTGATCTGCTCGGTGCAGCTGCCATCGAAGATTCCCCGACAGAAATTGCGGCGCTTAAAGCGCCCTCTGATGATGCCGCGCGCCTTGCCGCTGTCGTAGCCGCGATAGGTCAGCTGGATACCGCCAATCCCGGCCAATGGCTGAAGGATGGCAAGCCCAAGACCGATGCGCTGTCGGCTATTACTGGCTGGCCTGTTAACGCTGCCGATCGCGATGCCGCCTGGGCAACCGGTGCCGGTCAGGTTTAGGACAGGAGCCGTTAAGTGTCCTACGCCACGATCAGCGATTTAATCATTCAGTTCGGTGAAAGCGAAGTCGTCGCCATCACCGATCGTAACCGTGACGGTGTGGTCGATGAGCCGGTTGCAAACAGTGCCTTGCAACGTGCCAGCGATACGATAGACAGTTATCTGGTGGCTCGTTACCCGCTGCCGCTGTCTGTCGTGCCGCATCAGCTGGTGGATCTGTGCTGCGATATCGCCCGTTACAAGCTGTTAGGTAGCGATGTCACTGAAACCGATCCGGCACGATATCGCTACAAGGATGCGCTGCGTACCCTGGAACATATCCGTGACGGCAAGATCGACATTGGTTTATCGATCGGAGGGCAAACACCCGCCGAAAGCGTATCGGTCAAAACCATCGGTGGCGGGCGCAAGTTTGATCGCGCCAGTCTAAGTGATTACTGATGATCGCCGAAATTGAAGACGCCATCATTGCCCGTATCAAGGCGGCGGAAGCGGCAACGCCGGGGTTGGGTTACAAGCTGCATGAAGTCACCAGCTACGGCGGTGAATTGGATGATGATCTGGCGCGGGTAGTACGTTCCTTCCCGGCGGTATGGGTGACGTTTGGCGGTGCTGGAAAATCAAAGCCGATGGGTACTTCGCGTACCAAATGGCTGACCCCGGCAACGTTCGTGACGATGGTGGCGGCGCGCAATGTACGCGGTGAACGGGATACGCGGCATGGTTTGACGGTGAACGGGGTGATCAGGGAGGTCGGCACCTATCAGATGATGAAGGATGTCAGCCTGCTGCTGGTCAATTCAGATCTGGGGCTGCCGATTGACTATCTGAAGCCGGGTCCGATCCGGACTTTATACAACACCAAGCTGAATGGTCAGGCGCTGCCGGTATTAGCCCGCGAATGGCATACCGAGTTTGTTGAGACGCAACCACACGAACCGATTGATCTGACGGATCCAATGTGGCTCAAGATGGGAATCAACTATTACCTGAAGCCCGGCGATGATGTCGCTGATGCTTCAGATCTGACAACGTTACGATAGGAGCTGTCATGAAAGTTCAAGCTGTAGCGGGATTGAATGTCCCGAAAGAAGACAAACCGCACGATTACATTACGGATGCCGAGGCGGTAGAAGTGCCGGATACCGCGTACTACCAGCGCCGTATCACTGATGGCGACCTGGTTGAAGTGACTACCAACAAGAAAGGAGCGGCATAATGGCCAGCACCAATATCGCATTCAACAACCTGCCTGCCTCGATCCGCAAGCCGGGGAAATACTTTGAATTTAATACTTCAACGGCGGTACGCACGTTGCCGGGTAACCTGCAAAAAACCTTGATCGTCGGGCAGAAAATCGCTGCTGGAACGGTATTGGCCAACACGCCGATCGACGTATTCTCAGACGTGGATGCAGCCACCTACTTTGGTCGCGGCTCAATTGCACACTTGATGGCACGCTCGGCCTTGCAGGCAAACAACTATCTGGCGCTGACCATGATCGCACTGGATGATGCTGGCGGCTCTATCGCTGCTGCTGGCACGGTCACGCTCGCTGGTAACGCCTCTGGTGGTGGTTCCCTGGGACTGAATGTGGGCGACCAGTCTGTTGTGATTGCGGTGTCGGCAGCAGATACGCCCACCATCATTGCTGCGGCATTGGTGGCACAGATCGGCAAGCAGCCGGATCTGCCGGTAACGGCTAGTGCGGTGGCTGGTGTAGTTACCCTGACTGCGAAAAACAAAGGCACGCTGGGCAATTCGATCAAGTTCAGCGCGACTACAACGGCGGCTGGCGTGACGGCTGCGGTGGTTGCAATGACTGGCGGAGCAACTGATCCTGCCATTGCGACTGCGCTGGCCACGGTATTTTCCGCCGGACACAATGTCATCATTACCGCATGGAACGACACAGTTAATCTGACCGCGCTGCGCACGCACCTGGACAATGTATCCGGCCCACTGGAGCAGCGAGGCGCAATCGGAATTTATGCGCACACTGGCACGCTGGCACAATCAACCACGCTGGCCGCTAGCATCAACAGTGGGCGTATCAGCGGATTTTTACTGCCTAACGGATACGAACAAAGCTACGAGGTCGCTGCGGCCTATGGTGCAGTCATCGCCTCCGAAGAGGATCCGGCGCGTCCGCTCAACACCTTACCGCTGACCGGCATCATGGCGATTCCGTTGATCAATCGCCTGGGGCGCGTCGAGCAGGAAAACTGCCTGTACAACGGCGTATCGCCTTCCGAAGTCGGCCCCGGTGAAAAGGTGCAGATCGTGCGTGCCATCACCACCTACATGCTGGATCCGCAGGGTGTGCCGGATATCTCGATGCTCGACCTGACCACGATCCGCACGCTGGACTATGTTCGTAAAGCTTGCCGCGAGCGTATCAGCCTGCGTTTCCCGCGCGACAAACTGTCGGCACGTACCGCAGACAAAGTACGCTCCGAGCTGCTCGACGTGCTGTACAAGCTGGAAGAGCTGGAGATCGTTCAGAACGTGGATCAGTGGAAGTCTAGCCTGATCGTTGAGCGTGACCTGCAAGACCCGAACCGGTTGGATGCGAAGATTCCGACCAACGTAGTCAATGGCCTGCATGTATTTGCCGGGCGCATTGATCTGATTCTGTAACTAGGGAGAAAAATATGGCACTTGAATATGATGGTGAGATCGTCGTTGAGATCAACGGACAGGAAGTCGATGTCGTTTCTTTTGACGATACCGTTAATACCGGGCGCAAACCCGTTAAAACCATGAACCGGACGGGACGTCCCAAAGGGAGCGTGACGGGCGCTGAATCCATCGAGATGAAAATTACCGCTCCTGCCCCATCGGTCGGTGAGTTTGACTGGCGTGCGATGAAGGATGCGCAGATCGTAATCTATCCGGTCGGGAACCCCAGTAAAAAGACCTCCTTCTCGGATAGCAATGTAACCAGCATCGGGTCGAAATATCAGCTGGAAGGCGAAGCGGTCCGTGATATCAGCCTGTATTGTTTGCGGAAGGTCTAAACGATGAGCAAGATTGCTGTTTCAAGCGTTTTACCAATCGGCATTGAGGTTGCGGACAAGTTGCTGAGAGCTTTTACCATTCGGCCTGCCACGCTGCGTGACTCCTGCGCTGCCGTGGAAGCCGTTGGGGCTGATGCATCGCCCAATACCTTACGCTACGCAACGATGGCACAGCGCGTCAGTTTCGATGGCTTGCCGCAAGATCAAGTCACCGTTGATTTGCTGATGGGGATGTATGATCGCGATGCCGTCGCACTCGAACATGCATCGGATGAAGTCGAAAAAAAGCTCGACGCGCTGAGCAGCAGCTAAACAGCGTTCGTCTGGTGCAGGCGCTGCTCGCCCGTGCCGGATTTGATCCGCTTCAGATATTGGATATGTCTGAGGCGGAAATCGAATCACACCTGTCCGTAATCAAACAGCTCTCTGGCGTTAAAACCAAGGGAGAATCTAACACTCATCGTTTCAAAGGCCATCGAAAGGCGAAGTCATGAGCGGTAAAAATCTCGAACTTTCCCTGGTAATGCGGTTGCGTGATCTCGCCTCGAGCGCGTTTACGCGTTCGCAGCGCGACATCCAGTCAGGTATTGCCAAGACTGAAAAAGCGACCGATAGCCTGACGCGCACGGTTGGTAATCTTGGCAAGGTCCGCTCTGCCGCCGATGTGCTTGGATTGCGCACCGAACAAAACATCCAGCGTGAAATCCAGCGCACTGAAGCCGCCTATAACCGGCTTGCACGGTCCGGCTCGATGTCCATGCGCGAACAGACTCGCGCCGCTGAAGCTACGCGCAACAAAATTCGTGAGCTGAATAACGAGATGGGCAAATTCACGCTGGCACAAAAGGCGATGCGTAATTTGCAGACCGGCGCTGCCGTTGCGGGTGGTGCCGCCGCTGCCGGTTATGTACTATCCAAGCCAATCGGTCAGACGATGGATTACGGCATGCGCCTGGCACAGATGTCGAATACCGCCTTCACTGAGCGCGACACTATCGGGAGAATCGCAGGCAAACGCGAGTTGAACACATCAATTGAAAAATCTGTTCGATATGGTGGTGGTTCTCGTGAAAGTGCTGCTGAAACACTGGATAACATAATTGCATCTGGCGCTATGTCGGGTAAAGATGCAATGGCGATGTTGCCCACGCTGATGAAAACAGCGACCGCCTCTGGCGCAGATGCTACTCAGCTATCAGATATCGGCATACGGGCGATGCAAACGTTCAAGATTAAACCGCAGGATTTATCCTCAATAATGGATGTTGCGCTTGCGGCTGGGCAGGCTGGTGGATTTGAGTTGAAAAATATGGCGAAATGGTTGCCTCAGCAAATGGCGATGGCAACCAATTTAGGGATGTCCGGAAAGGCTGGTTTTTCAAAATTAGCTGCGTGGAATCAGGCTGCGGTCATTACGGCAGGAACTAAAGATGAAGCCGGTAATAATCTGCGCGACCTATTGATGGAAATAAATACACCGCACTTCATTAAGCATCTTAAAAATGTTGGGGTTGAAAATGCCGATTCGTTCTTTTTAAAATCTCAAGCAAACGGAGTCAATAAGGTTGATGCAACCATTGATTTGGTGAAACAAATCATCAGTAAAGACAAGTCCTATCAGGGATTGCAAAACAAGCTTAAGGGCGCTGGAAATAATGAAGAAAAAAGGTCGATTATCGAGGCAATGTCTAAGCAAATGGAAGGTTCAAAGGTTGGGAAAATCTTCCATAATCAACAGTCCCTAATGGGATTGTTGGGTCTGATGAATAATCAGGGATATCTATCTGATGTTGAAGGAAAGATGCATGCTGGAGATGGCAATGCTGTAGATAAGAATTTTTCCGTCATGTCCAGCGAGGCTGGATTCAAAACCCAGCAAGCCGCCAATGAAAAGATTTTTGCCACGCAAAATGCTTTTGAAAACCTGACGCCGCTAATCGGATCGGTTGCCGATGGTTTTACCTCAATTGCCCAGGAATACCCTAATCTTACTGCGGCCACGGTCGCAGCAACTACAGCTTTAGCCGCACTTGCAGCAGCAGCTGGAGCAGCAGGTCTTGTCAGTCTGATGGGTGGAGGTAAAGGCGGCGGCATTCTTGAAACTATTTTGACCAAAACCAAAGGCGCTCCAGCGGCATTGGGTCGTGGTGCGCTAGCCGCTGGAACTGCGCTTGGTAGCGCAGCTGGTATGGCAGTGATCGGTGCGGGTGCTGCTGGTGGATTAATCGGAACGGGTATTTATCACGGCGCAGTCAAGGGTAGTGAGTACGAAGATCGCATCGGCGGGATGATAGCCACAATCCTTGCCGGATGGGGTAATCAAGAGGCTAAGCAGGCTCTTGAAGTTAACCTACACCTTGATGGTGAACAGATCGCCACTGTCGTTAACCGTCGAAACGCCAGCACAGCGCGACGTAACTGAGCCCTACCCCGGAAGGCTTTCCGCCTTAACTCCCCTCATGCGCGCGCGTAACCTGCGCGCATGGCCTGGATACAAACACTACAAGATGCTTCATTTCGCGGCACCGTTTTCGATATCGTTAAAACGGACGATACGGCGGATCGCGCCCTTGCCGAGCAGAGTTACCCGTACAGGAATGGCGCTGATGTCGAAGATATGGGGCGCGGCGCGCGACATATCAGCATCGAGGCGGTGTTTTATGGTGCTGATTACGAAGTACGGTTGCAGTGGTTTTTAGGCCAGCTTGATCTACCGGGAAGTGGCGAGCTGGTTCATCCTGTCTTCGGGTCTTTCAAGACAGCGCAAGTGGCGCGCTACTCCGTCCACCATGATGCCGACAATGTTGACCAGGCAACTGTCAGCATCGAGTTTGTCGAATCCACGCCTGGCGAACCATTTTTCAACCGCACTTTACCTGTGCAACTTGCTGAAACGATATCCCAGCATGGCTCACTCGCTACAGCAGCTGCGACAGAAGCGCACGGCTCACTGATTGACCGGTTGCGTGCTGCAAATCCGCTGTCCTCTCTTAATGCGCTACGCACGGCGCTGATGAACCCTTTATTGGCGATCACAGCGCAAGCCGGTGTCGTCTTGTCCGGCCTGGATGTACTGGCCTACCCTCGCGCTTGGGGGAACGATATTTCTGCGCTGGTGGGTGGCCTGCTGGATATACGCGCTTTCACCGGCAATCTCACTGCCGACTGGAGCAGTATTCAAAGCGACCTGAACGCTTTTTCAATTTTTCAGAACACGACAACGACGGCCTCCAATACTGAAGCGTCGGCCATTGCAACCACGGCAGCCACCCTCCGGGTCAATACAGCCGTTGGTTTAGCGAATGCGGCCAGCTATGTACTGGGCGCTGAAGCCGCCACCCCGACACTTTCACCTGTCGCGATCGAGGCGATTGCCAATACCGCCCGTACCGCCATTGAAGTGGCCATCGAACAGGTGCGCGCCTGTTATGGCATCGAGCAAAGCCGCCCGATCACTGAGCCACTCAAGAATCAGGCGCTGGCTGTACAGGAGACTGCGCGCGCAATCATTGCGGCACGTCCGCCGCTGATCCTGCGCACCGTGGAAGTGAGTGGTAATTTCAGGCTATTAGCCCATTTATGGTACGGCGATCACGCACGGGCACCTGAGCTGTATCGCCTGAATGATGCGCGTAGTCCGTTTGTCCAGGCCGGAGATCGCATTCATGCCTACGCCCGCTGAATCCGTCGAACTGCTGATTGCAGGCAAGACGCATCGCGACTGGTCTGGCTATGAGATAGACTCCGATCTGCTCACACCTGCCGATGCGTGGCATGTCACGCTGGGGATGTCAGGTGGCATGATGCCGCCCGATGTCGCGCCAGGTGCGCCGGTTATCGTTAAGGTTGGCGGCGACACGGTATTGACCGGGCGTGTTGATGAAGTCAGTCATCAGGTCGGCAAAACTGCACATAACTTCTCGATGTCAGGGCGCGATCATGCTGCGGTGCTGCTGGACTGCTCCGCGCCGATCTTCACCAAGCAGATGGTCAGTCTTAAGGAGCTTTGTACTGCCCTGACGCGCGACTTTGGTATCAAAACGCCGCGCATCGATGCGGACAGCAGCCGGGTTCGCGAGAAAATCAATATCGAACCCGGCGATAGTGCGTGGGACGCCCTGTCACATGCCGCAGAGGCTAATGGCCTGTGGCCGTGGTTTGAACCGGATGGGACGCTGGTGATCGGGGGGCCTGATTACAGCCAGCCAGTAGTAGCCACGCTGGTGCTACGCCGCGATGGTCGTGGCAATAATGTACTCAGCCTGGATAAAACGGAGTCAGTTGCCGAGCGTTATTCGCAGGTGACGGTGCTGGGGCAAACCCACGGCACGGCGACTGAACCGGGTAAGCATGCGCTGACTGCGACAGCAAAGGATACCGGCATCGGTTGGTACCGACCGAAGATCGTCACCGACCATGAAACAGACAATTATGCGGTTTGTCTTGATCGCGCCAAAAAGCTGATCTCGGATAGCCGACTGAAGGGACTGACGCTGACCGCTACGGTACAGGGGCATCGGATTGTCGGCGCGACTGATTCAGTGCCGCTGCTCTGGAAGCCCGGACAGCGGGTTAATGTGATATCCGAGCCGCACGGCATCGAGGCGGTGTTTTTTTTGATGGCGCGCAAATTCACGCGCAGCCGCAGCGAGGGAACACGCACTACGTTACGGCTCAAAGAAGATGGAGTCTGGATCATGGATGCCCACCCTCATAAGAACAAGCACCGGCGCGGCAAGAATAGCGTTCCTGGGCAGATCATTGATGTATCTGGCACAACAAAATGATCGCTCAAATCGATAACCGTATTCGGCGCGCACTGAGTGGCATCCGCTTAGCCTTTCGTGGGGTGGTGACGCTGGTCAAGGCGGCGGGCGCAGTGCAGCTGATACAGGTTGAAGGGATGAGCGGCGAGCGCTTACAGGATACCGAGCTGTTTCAGCACTTCGGTTTTACCAGCAATCCGCCTGCTGGCACGATGGCGATCGTACTTCCGATCGGAGGAAAAACAGCGCACGGAATCGTCATCGCAACTGAAAATGGCAACCTGCGCCTGAAAGGGTTGTCCAGCGGCGAGACGGCGCTTTACAACCAGTGGGGCGATTACGTCATTCTCAAGGCCGACCGACGCATGCAGGTGTTCTCCGCTGTCGCCGTGGACATCACCACGCCGCTGGTGACAACCAGTGGTGACCTGCATGTGGGTGGCAGTATCGTCGCCCAGGGCGATATCAGCGACCACGGCAACAAAACCATGTCCAACATGCGTACAGTTCACAACGGCCATACTCACAGTGATCCGCAGGGCGGCAGTGTCGCAGCTCCTGTAAGTCAAATGTAACCCCCGGAAGTCTTTCCGTCTTAACTGCATTCATGCGCGCGCGTAACCTGCGCACATGGACACCCGAATCGACCCCATTACCCGCGACTATGTGCTGATCAATGGCACCCCTCAACGCGATCCCGCCGATGGCTTGGCCAACGCCTGTCATATGCGTCTGGAAATCCCGCTCGGCAGCTATTGGGCCGATAAAACGCTTGGCAGTCGCCTGCATGAATTGCAGCGCGAAAAGGATTTGTCGCGTGTAGCCATGCTGGCTAAGCAATACGCCGAACAGGCGCTGGCACCGATTCTGGCCGATGGTCGCGCCACACAAATCAATGTGTCCACCGAACGTATGCCAGGCCGTCTCAACCTGCTGATCGAGGTACTGGCGGCCAGCGGAGAAACGTTAACTTTTAAGCATCCTGTACAGGTGGTTTAACGCTATGCCCAACATTACCCCCGATTACCGTCAGATCCGCGCCGATATCCTGCGCGATATCGCCAACCTGCAACCCAGTGCTTCGACCGGAGTCGATTCGGATTTTGCAATCCGCGCCAATGCGACGGGAGCGGCCATCGAGGGTTTGTATCAGCACCAACAGTGGATCGTGCGTCAGATTTTTCCAGATACCGCTGACAGTGATTATCTTGAGCGTCACGCCAGTCGGTACGGAATCTATCGCAAGGCGGCATCGATAGCCACCGGAATCGTGCGCATGACTGGTGCAGCGGGTAGCGCTGTTCCGATCGGAACGGAGGGAAAACTGAACAGCGGCGTCGCCTTTTTGACTACTGTATCCGCACTGATCGGTGCGGGTGGTACCGTGGACATCCCCGCCAAAGCAACTGTCGCGGGTCTGGCTGGAAATCAGATTACTGGCACTGCAATGACCTTGAGCGCTGCACCAGCGAGTGTGCAGTCACAAGCCAGTATCGTCAGCATGACGGGCGGCACAGATGTCGAAATTGACGCGGATTTGCTGGTCAGGTTGTTGACCAGAATGCGATTGCCTCCCGCTGGTGGCGCGATACATGATTATGCGGCCTGGGCACTGGCAGTGCCGGGGGTGACAGACGCCTATATTTACCCTCAGCGACGTGCGCTCAATAGCGTGGACGTAGTGATCGAGGTGGCGGGCGGACTGCCCTCGGTACAAATGATCGCCGATGTATATGCCTATATCGAAAGCGTGCGGCCGGTTTGCGCGAATGTGCTGGTGATGGCACCGCAATTACTGGCCGTCAACATTGCTGCTGTACTGACGCTTTCCGGAACTACCCAGGCGTTAGCTGCGGCACAAATCAACAGCGTAATGCAGACCTATTTCGCCTCGTTGCATGTAGGCGATGTGGTACGACGTGTCAAGATCGAATCGCTGATTGCGGGCGTTGCGGGTGTTATTGATGTGAATCTGACCAGTCCGTCCGCCAACGTCATTCCGCTGGTTGATGCAGTCCATTCACAGATTGCATCGCTGGGTACGGTAACGCTGACATGATGCATAGCGAACTACTGAAACGTCTGCTGCCACCGGTTGCATACAACCCTAATGCGCCGATGCTATCCGCTGAATTGGAGGCAGAAGGCCGTGCGCTGGATGCGGCTCAACTCGCTGCCGATCAAATCCTGATTGAGGCCGACCCACGCACGACAACGCAGTTGTTTACTGACTGGGAGCGCATCGCCGGGCTGCCGGATAGTTGCTGCGGCACCGATTCGGCCAGCACCCTTGCGCAACGCCGGACGCGCCTGGTGGAAAAGCTCGCTAGCACCGGCGGACAGAGCCGGCAGTATTTCATCGATCTGGCGGCGAAGTTGGGCTACCCCGACGTATCGATCAGCGAGTTTCACGAGGTCAGCTGTGATGATCCATGTGACGCTCCATTGACTGGCGCTGACTGGCTGTTTGCCTGGCAGGTAAATGTCGGTGATTACATCGCGATCCACGATATGACCTGCGAGGACCCATCGGATAGTCCGCTGCGTTCATGGCAATCAACCGAGTTGCAGTGCCGGATCAATAAACTCAAGCCTGCGCACACCGTCGCTTTGATGAACTGGACCATGACGCAGCCGCAGATCGACGTCGTGCTGACCTATGGGCGCGACGACGTCATGTATGGCGCACCAGCGCTACACGCGCTGCTGGCCACTGTGTCGTCAGCCAATTACTGGTAAGGAATCATGAATCCACAAGCGCTCAGAAATCTGAAAATAGTTCGCGGCGAAACGCTGTTGATGCGCATCAATGTGCTGACCGGCGTAGTCCCGATGGACCTGACTGGCTATACCTTCGCCGGGCAGATTCGCGGTACCCAGAATGAGCTGGTCGGCACGTTTGGCTTTGATACCAGCACGCCGCTGGCGGGATATATCACCGTGCTCATCGACAAGCTGGCCAGCGCAGCAATGCCGGTCGGGCTGTACCGCTACGACATTTTTGCCACCGCACCAGATGGCGTGGCCACTGTGATTGCCAAGGGCAATATCGACGTGATCGCACGGGTGACAGCATGACGCTCGACACCGCACGCCTGGTATTTGCTGAGGCCAGTCCGTTGGGGGTGGCGGTGCTGAGTTTTCAGGAATCGGCTCCGGTCGATAATGATTATCTGCGCCTAGCGGTACAGAACGGAATTGACAACATCGCACTGGCCAGCACCACGCTGCACAGCCTTATCAGCAATTTGCCCAGCCACTTTTAACAGAATCAGGAGATAAACATGACACTCAAAAGCGACATCGATCAACTCGCCGCAGATGCGGTACTGATGCACCAAGTAGTGCATGGCGATGCAAGCACAACCGTGACCACGGCGGGCGGACCGGTGCGCAGCGTGGCCAAGCTGATCGCAGACAAGGATGCGGAAATTAATGTCGCGGCGAGCGGAATATTGGCTCAAGCAACTAGCCAGGCCAATACATCCGCCGCACAGGCAGCAATTGCAACCGCAAAGGCTGCACTGACAGCAGTGGACGTTGTATTGACCCATGCTGATGTTGTAACGACAGCTAATCAGGCAGCAATTGCAACCGCAAAAGCTGCACTGACCTCAGCAGACGTCACATCAACGCATGCCGATGCCATTACTACAGGTACAAATGCCATAACAGTAGCCACCCAAACTACATTGGCCATCACTAAAGCAGCAGAGGCAGCCGCAAGCTCAACCAGCGCGCTCGCCGGCGCGGGTGCCGCATCATGGGTAAGTGGTTCCTATAACATCGGGGCGGTAGTTTGGTCGCCGATAAATTTACTAACCTACCGCGCTAAAACAACAGGAGCAAAAGCAGTAGATCCTGCAAATGATCCTACAAACTGGACGCCGATAATCCCACTTGTAACAAACTACTCAGTGGCGATGAACGATATCGGGGTTGCGGGCGCTGCCGGATTTGGGGTTGGCATTTGCCCTCAACCGCCCTTCGGCATGTATCCATTAAGCAATGCAATATTCAATCCATACTCGGATGATTACGGGAATTACCAATATTCCGATGGCTCCGTCATGGTTTGGATACCAGCCTTTTTCTATAAATTTGGAACCGGCGCAAACGGGCTGGCGATTAATGTAGTTGATGTAAAGCCATTCAGTTTTTACGCGAACGTCGCTGCTGCCAACACGGCCGGATATGCGCTGCATCGCGCATTCTATGACGGTGGAAATATTCAGTCTGGTGTGTTTGTTGATAAGTACAAGTGTTCGAATAATAACGGTACAGCATCCAGTATCCGAGGCGGGAATCCGCTTTCAACCGCCGCCTCAAACAATCCGATCGGCAGCTTAACTGGCGCGCCTGCAAACGCCTATTATGGCGTGATCGCAGCCGCTAAAACACGCGGTGCAAACTTCTTCCCTGGCAGCTTATTTGTCAACAAGGCGCTGGCATTGTTGGCGCTAGCTCATGCACAAGCCTCTACCTCGACAACGTGGTGCGCGTGGTATCACGCCACAAATAACTTTCCCAAGGGCTGCAATAACAATGCGCTTGGAGATGCGAATGATGCAGCGATCCTATATGTATCAGCAGGACACGCAACTTATCCAACTGCACCAAAAACCGGCAGCGCAAACCAGTTTGCAAAGACGACCCATAACGGCCAGAACTGCGGGATTGCCGACCTTAACGGCGTGATCTATGAAATCTGCATAGGTCTGACGGCTCAGGTGCCAACCAGCACCGGCGCTGGCTATACCAGTGCAGCAACCGGATTTGCGATCGGCACTACATCTATCCCACTGATTACCGGCACAGGAACGGTCGCAGCTGGAGACATGATCATGTTCGCTGGCGATACAAATCAATATGCCGTCACAACCGGTATTGCAGCGCCCGGCACCATTGTGATTGCAGCACCAGGTCTGAAAGCCGCTATTCCAGCAGCAGCGACCGCCGTATCCATTGTTCCGGCCAGTTATTACCTGCCTAAAACCAGTGTGGCAATGAAGAGCCTGACCGCAGGAAATACGTTGTCAACCGATGCCTGGGGTTCACCTGCGTTATCGAACAACTTTGATAACCTAGGAACAACGTACGGCGCGCTCTGGGCAACCGGCGCTAATCGCGCGACGCCGATCGGTTCAGCCAGTCAGGTGTTTGACGCAGCGACCAGCGGGAACGCTTGGGCAGCAACGGGCGCAGGTCTGCCTTTGGCTGCCGGGGTTGGCGGTACCAATGCATTCGGCAATGATTATTTGTACGACTACAGGCCGAATGACATGTGCCCGCTCGCGGCGTTCGCTTGGAACGACGGGACGACCGCCGGGGTGTGGGCGTTGAGTCTCAGCTACGTGCGCGGCAACTCGGGCGCCGGCGGCGGGTTTCGCGCGGCCTTGTATCTCTGAGGGCTTGAGCGATAGCGATGGGCCTGCACGATGAAGCCAAACTGGATCAGAAGTTTATGGAGTTTGCCAAACTGATGAATATCCACCTCAACCACTTTCCGAAACACGAAAAGTATGGTCTCGCGCTCGAAATTCGGCGCGCGGCTTACGACGTGTACGGATTTATTGTTGAGGCGCAAAAGCGCTATCACAAGAAAACAGCGATGACCAATCTTGATACACGACATGAGCAGCTGCGCATGCTGATACGCCTGGCATACACACTGGGCTATTTCGAGTTTAAAGATGGTCGTCGCATGGAAAAATCACCAACCGAGCTGGGCGAGCATCGCTACCTCGCTTTGTCTCGATTGGTGGATGAATTGGGCAGAATGATCGGCGGCTGGATAGTTGCCGATCGTCAGCTTGATAAACGGGAGGCGTCTTAACATGTGCCCGATCGCGGCGTTCAATTGGAACAACGGGACGACCGCCGGGGTGTGGGCGTTGAATCTCAACAACGTGCGCGGCAACTCGAACAACAACGTCGGGTTTCGCGCGGACTCGATACCTCACAGACTGAAATTTAGTCAAAGTGGAATCAAGGGAGACGCTTTCCGGCGCGTGACGAAAGTTGTGGCGAAATCGGACGGCTTCCGCCTTTCTGGTAGGGCGGGTCATCGTCTCGAAGGTCAGACGATATGAAGCGCATCGGTCATTTATATCCGCTTGCATCAACGCTAGAAGCGTTGCGGTACGCATTTCACATGGCTGCACGGCATAAGCACGGCAAACGCGCCTGCTTTAAGTTTGAGAAGCATCTAGCCAGTAATTTGGATGAGTTGCATCGCGAGCTGAGCGATGGAAGTTATTCGCCGCGCCCGTATTACACTTTTGTGGTTCACGAGCCGAAGCGCCGGACAATTTATGCGCCGGCATTCCGCGATTTGGTGGTACAGCACGCCGTATATCGGGTGATATCACCGATCTTTGAGCGGGTATTTATCGATCAGTCATTCGCATGCCGAATCGGCAAGGGTACGCACAAGGCGGCTGATTATGCGCAGGCTGCCTTGCAAGCCAGTCCGTCCGGCAGTTACACGGTAAAGCTTGATATCAGAAAGTTTTTTTACCGCATTGATCGCGTTATTTTGCGCAGGCTGATCGAGCGCAAGATCAAAGATGCTCGCATGGTTGATTTGATGATGGCGTTTGCTGATCACGGTGAACCGGTTGGCATCCCTATCGGAAATCTGCTGTCGCAGCTCTATGCGCTGATCTACCTGAATCCATTAGATCACTTTATCAAGCGTGAGCTGAGGATCAAACGTTACTGCCGGTATGTGGATGATTTTGTGCTATTTGGAATTTCTCATGATTACGCCATTGAATGCCAGGCACGCATCATCGCTTTTATCAAAGTTGAGCTGAGTCTTGAATTATCAAAATCAACCATCGCGCCTGTATCTCGCGGCATTAACTTCGTTGGATATCGCACCTGGGTGAGTAAGCGATTTATCCGCCGACATAGCCTTTACAACTACCGCGTTGCCTTGCGCAACGGAAAAACAGATTCAGCAATATCAATTCTTGGGCACGCGCAGCGTACCCACTCTTTGCAGCACATGCTGCGCTTATCAAAGGAAAAGCACTATGCCGACCATCATCTCTTACAAAAAATATATCGACCAGCAGGTAACGCGGACATTGCACCTTCCGGAAGGTGACGACCATCACCAGATAGGGGTCGAGCTGGCCACCCTACCTGGCGGGGTGACTTACATGTGCCTGCCAGATGGCGTGACTCTGCCGATTGATCAGCCGGAAGAAATCGCCGCGAGCATTATCAATCCTGCCATTCTTGCGCCCGAGCTTGTTGCGGAACTGAAAATGGCGAGTCCGCACATTCGATTGATCAATCAGCGTGTCGCGGATGCAATTGCTGAACGCTATACAACGGCGGATGAGATCAAGCTGTTGCGCACTGCACCATCGACAGAGTTCAACACCTATAACGCGTTTGTCGAGGACTGCCGCGCGTGGGGTCGTGTTGAAAAAGCAAAATTAGGGTTATAGGAGAATCTTATGCAACGCATCAATACACTTACCAAAGCAACCGATCTGTTCGGTGTCGGAAAGCACGGCTACAAACCCGGTAATCCCGCCACCAATGATCCAGCGACAACCATGTCGGCCGACGCGCTCAATGCCATTCAGGAGGAAATCGCGAGAGTGATTGAATCTTCTGGCGTCGCGCTTAACCCAGCCAGCTTTACACAGCTTTTAACGGCAATTCTGGCGTTGATTCGAGGTGTCGGGTTGCATTCCAGCGGTGTTAATGGAACGGCTGCGAATTACGTAATGACAGCCACAGATATTGGTCGTTGTTATTATTCAGTAGGTATAAATGCCAACATCACTTTGCCTTCAATCTTGTCTGTTCCGTCCGGATCAATTGTAAATATTTTGAATATTAATGGCTCTCCTTGTGTGATATCTGGGGATGCTAATATCTACGCAGTAGGAGCGGTTGCTACATCCATCACCATCGGCCAGTGGGAGAATTTAACGCTGGTAAGCAATGGTGTCACTTGGTTTCAAATGGCTGGCAGCAGTGGGCTAGGGGTTGGGCAGGTTTGGCAGAATGT